CGCGCGGTGGTCTCCAGCCTGGAATGACCCAGCAGCTTACTCACTACTGTTAGCGGCGTCTGCTCATCCAGCAGCCGCTTTGCGAAAGTGTGCCGCAAACTATGCGGCGTACATTCGACACCTGCTCGCCGGGACAACTCGCTAACCATGCGCTGGATCGACCTCCCCCCTAACCGGCTGCGATGCTTGGAAACGAACAAAGGTCCTGCAACCCGTCCGCTATCATCCAGCCAGGCCTGCAGCGCCCGTCGCACCTCTGCATTGAGCGGGACCTGGCGGCGCTTATCGCCCTTGCCCCTGCGGATGGTCACCCGTCCAGACCTCTCCTTTATCTCCACATCTGTGACATCCAGCGCACAAACCTCCCCCTCACGCAAACCAGCCAGCACCATCAGCATGACGATGGCCTGATCCCGCAATGCCTGCGACCGCCAGGCTGCAGTGCTGGCCCCATTGACTGACAGCTCGACCTGGCGCATGATGCGCAGCAGATCTCCCCTGGTAAGCCAACGTGGCGGCAGCTCCACCTGCTCAGCTCGCTCGACGCCAGAGAACGGGTTATAACTCAGCCAATTCTGCGAGACTGCAAACTCACAGAACACAGAAAGCGAAATCCTACGTCGATTCCATGTAGCAGCAGAAACCTCGTTAAGGGAACGTTCACGCCAAGCGCGCAGATCCACGCCGGTGATCGTGCCCGGATCGAACTCCTGAGCGTTAACGTCAAAAAACCAGGACGCAAACTGGCGCACATCCTGGAGATAACCCTGAACGGTCCGAGCGGACCTGCCGCTCTCTTCCAAATATGACATAAAACATGCTTCCCATTTTCCGCACATAGTTCCTCCCACAGAACTGCTAGAATATGATTTTGATCAGGCTGAGCAGGCAGAGTATGATGAACACCTCAGCACAGCTGCCTAAACAGCCAAGATCAAGAAGTTGTCTGAAAGACATCGCCAAATTTCTCCAACAAAACTTTCTCCGCAAACTCACCACGCCAATCACCAGGGTAGGCCGACTTAATCTTGAGCATGACATCAGTCTGCGGCACTGTCTGTCCCTGGGCCCAGTTGAGCACTGTCACATGTGACATGTTCATGCCCGTTTTCTCCGACAGCGCCTCGGCAAACGCCCTGTATGTCATCTGACGTTCCACCATGGTCGCTTTCACGATCTCCCTTACACTCATTCCCATTCATCCTCCACAAGCTAAAATACTTTCTCAAAATGTTTATCCACTGCTCATCAGTCACCGGCACATAGTTTGCATTCAGGAAAACACTCCAATGTCTTTTCATAATACATAAGTATTAATATTATACATAAGTATTGGAATTGGTCAAGGGTTTGACCAGAATTGAAAGAATCTGCTAAACTATCTTTATGTTTTCACAGTGGATATTAAGAAAGCAATGGGAACTTCAATTGAAAAATGGCCGCAAAATGTCACTAGAGGATTTTGCGGAAATTCTCGGTTGTAGCCCATCCACCCTCAGCCATTGGATGAATGATCGTCGGAGACCCGGTCCCGAATACATCAAACGTCTGGAGGAGCTTTTCGGACCTGAAGTTTATGATGCTCTTGAAATAGAACGTCCAGATCCAATCTTGCGTTATATTGAGACGAACTGGGAACATCTAGAACCAATACAGCAAAAAGCCATCCACGAAGAAGTAAAAAAATACTTGGGGAATCAAAAAAATGAGATATCGAGTACCACCCCATGAAATTTATGGACTCACAACTTATCAAAAAATAAAGATCGCCTGGATGATCTATAAATTCAGACAGCCTCCGACACCCTATCTACTAAGAATCGCTCTACTCCAAAGCCTTTTGATTTTCGCTTCGTTAGCATCGCTGCCTCACCCCAGCACACTTAATCCCTTAATCCTGCCCATCCTGTGGACTGGAACCCTGGCAGGGAGCGTAACCATCTATGAAATTGTTAGAATATGCACGTAAGCGGCTTATTACACCAGCTGCCATTATCCTGGCCATGGGCTCAATCATTGGCATTGTACTGAGCTCTCTAGCCATCATCACCGGCCTGCTTGGTACATTATTTGTCTACCTCTATCCTGGCCGCCCCTATGCGCCCCCGCCAACACAGATGATCACCACCAATGCGAGTATCCCAACCGCAGCATCCACTAGCACGCCTGTAATCGCCCCCACCATTACCCCCACATACATTCCACCCACATTTATGGGACCCCAAAGAATTGCACCGGCCAGCATCTACACCAGCACACCAATCCCTACCCCAACGCCGATGATCACCATCGAGCTGATTAATATAACCAGCCCAATTGGGAAGGGGAGTCGCGCTACCCTAACCGTCAAAACTCTGCCTGGTAAGACTTGCAATATCAGCTATACAACGCCACTGGGTACCCACTCTACTGCCCAGGACCTGATAACGGTTACTGCAGATCAAAACGGACTCTGCTCTTGGACCTGGACAATTAGTAACCTGACAAAACCAGGAACAGGCGCCATCCTGATCACCGTTGGTGATGTACAGGCAAATTATTTGATCGAGATTGTCGATGGATGAGCATTTAGCTGCTTACCTACGTGACTCTGGTGGAGAAGATCAAGACATGTCCCTCGACCAGCAAGAAGCCGAGATTAAGCGCTGGGCGCAGCAAAACGGCTATGTCATCACGCGTTTCTTCCGCGACGAAGCCCGCCCAGGCTCATCTGTTGCCGGAAGAGACGCATTTTCCCGGATGATCGACTACTTCCGCCAACAGGGAGCGTCTGAGACGGGCATTGTCGTCTGGAGTTACTCTCGTTTTTCTCGTGATATAGATGACGCTCAGTTTTTCAAGGCAGACTTGCGCCGCCGTGGGTATAAGATCATCTCGATCAAAGACAATATCCCCGATGGGCCGGAAGGACGATTTTTCGAAGCCGCCATCGATTGGATGAACCAGCGTTACCTCGATGACCTCTCAGCTGATGTCAAACGTGGTTTGTCGCATATCGTAGAAACCTACGGAGCGGTACCAGGTACACCTCCGCTTGGGTTTATGCGCCAGCCAATCGACGTGGGTAAACACCGCGATGGCTCAACGCATATGCTCCATCGCTGGGTGCCGGATCCGGAAACAGCCCCCATCGTACGCCGAATATTTGAACTACGCGCCCAGGGCAAAACCTACTCTAATCTCATTGATGAAGTTCCGAATGTGGTTGCTAAAAACTCCCTCTCAACCCTATTTACAAATCGTCTCTACATAGGGACGCTGGTCTACGGTGGCGCCGAATACCCGAACTATTGCGAACCGATTGTCGATCAATCGACCTGGTCCCAGGTCCAGAAAATGCGACGAGAACACACTCTCCACCAGCACCTATCTTCCGACGCCGGAACTATGCAGATCCGCCGCCGCACAAGCGCACATTTGCTCTCCGGCCTGGTCTACTGCTCAAAATGCGGATCTCCCATGTACTCCCAAACAAATAAACAGAAAAACGGCAGCTACTACAGCGCCTATGCCTGCAACAGAGCAAAACGCCGCCGAGACTGCGACGCTAAAAACATTCCTGAGAAAGTTTTTGACAAGGCGGTCCTTGCTAATATCCAAGAATACATCCTGCAGCCTGCTCACATCCTGGATATCCAATCGATTGCTATGGAAAGCCAGCATCAGCTGATCGCCGAGGCTAAAAACCAGATGCACATCCTGAGAACACAAAAAAAGCGGCTGCGTACCCAGATCACGCGGATTACCGCAGCGATCGCAGAGATGGGTCACAGCCGCTCACTTATCGAAAAACTCAAACAGCTAGAACTGGAAGAAAATCAAATAACCTCACAAATAGAATTGTTGGGAACCCCGGAACCGATCGTACCGATGAGTTATGCTGAAATAGAACAAATGGTCTCGCAAACATGCGAGCTATTGCAATCCGCCCCCATAAATACGGCACAAGAATTAATTCGGGACATGATCGTTAGGATTAATGTCCAACGTGACGGCGCCAGGATAATGGGAGAGATCATCTACACAGCACCTAAAAAAAAAGTAACCTGAAAAGAAATACTGCGTGTACAGGTGGCTCCACTGTGGGGGCACCTCTCTATACACACAGTTTCACAACCTACGTACGCAAAAAGGCCCGCTAGGGCTTTTTTGTTAGAACAGCCTCATAATCGACACATGCGACATATCCCCATCAGAATCCATCGTGACTGCCGCGCCACTGCTCTGATACATGCGCACATCAATATAATCAGCATCAGCCAGGGAGATCAATCCCCAACCGCTCAAATACACCCCATAAGTCCCAGTATATTGCATCCTGACATCCGACAAATATTGATTGAGCGTACCATTTTTGTACAAGCCCAAGCTGCATTGCTCATTTTGTCCCCAGTTTGCACTCGACTGCACGTAAACATTTACCATGACCAAATAATAACCGGCCATATCTGTCGGGACAGTAAACTTCCAGGATGCGCCTGTTATGACTGCAGAATCAGAATCTAACACAGATGCAGCGAAATCCAAAATCGTCCAGGTGGTATTGGCTACTGATGTCGTGCCAGACGCCTTATACCTGGCATAGCACGGATCGGATGGAGTAGCCCATTTAAGACCTAACGACTGGGCGCTATCTGCCGTCAGCAATTGCCCATTTGATCCAACAGCCAATCTACCTGCAGCATCGGCTGCGCTGGCCACTGCCAGGTCACCCTTTGTCGTGAATATATCTGGGACGCCAGCCCCAAAATTGTCAACGATATCGTTCCAATCGTTTTCGTCTGGGATATCTCCAGATGATTTTGGCGTCATAGGCGTATAAGCCATTTTCTCCTCCTAATCAAAAAGTCACCAGGGCAGTCATCGCCCATCGGTTATAAGCATCATACGTGTACGGTCGATATCCGTTGTTTGTGGCCGAAATATAAATATCGACCTGATCACCCTTTTTTAAACTCAATAGATCCATGCCTAAAAATGGTTGTATGGTAACAGATGTCGAATATTGGACCACTCCTGCGGCGACGACCGAATACAACACAGAATTAACATAAACGGCATATTTATAAATTGCTCCAGCTGGCGGCGTGCCTGCCGGTATCATCGCAGTGTGCAACGCAATCAAATACAATCCAGCATGCGGAACGATGAAATGCTCAGTTGTGTAATCATACGCTCCTGCCGTGTCAAACGCCTCTGCTCCCCACAGTGGCGTATTATCAAAAGAATGTTCCCACGTCGACCCGGTTATATAGCCGCTATAAGCACCAGTTGCCATAAATCTGGATATAAGAGACGACGACACTCCGGCATCAGCTCCACTATCTGCAAACAGAAGAGACCCATTCGCTCCTGCAGCCACCCTTGCACCAGCATCTGCCCCAGTTGCAGCAACCAGGTCCCCCTTAGTTGTCATCAAATCCGGGACGCCACGGGCAAAATTCTCAACGATCCGGTTCCAGTCCCTGGCGCTAACCGAATCTCCATCGCTCTTTGGTGTCATCACCTCATAAGCCATAACTCACCATCCTAATATAGTTGTAGATCCCAGCTCGCCAACACCCAGCACCCATCCGCTGGCCACCGCTGGCTCCAGTCTCATTGTAGTCACCAGGCCCCGGCCAGCCTGCCAGAGATGATCAATCAAGGTAACCGAATAGGTATCATCAATCTCCAGATGCGGGATGCTCATATCCAAAGTCTGAAACAGATCCGGCTCCAGCTGGTAATCCGGTCTCTCGATTATGCGAACAAACAGTATTTTTCTTGGGTCAGCATAAAGCATTTCTGCAAACTGGGCATGATTTTTGATATCGTCTGTTTTCTGCAGCCAGATCGAACCCAGCCTAAAAGTTTGCTTACCATACTCGCTGATACTGCTGGAATCGCTCTCCTGGGCAGTTACCGGCGAATACGCATACAACCCGGTTCCTCGCAGCTTCATCAGGGTCAGATAAACCCCGGCAGCATCATTATTTGTGATCTCCAGCTTGGTCCTGGTCGCATAAACCGTTTCCGTTATGCCGATCTGCGCCGTTTTATCCGTCCCACCGCCATCCGCAGCCGTGTTAGCCGTGTAATCCGTCGTTGACGCTGGTGTCGTGATGCTGGATGCCGGGCACGGCTCGCCCTCATAATTATGCTCTGCCCAAATCGTCAGCGTATCGCCAGCATCGATCAACGGAATATAATTCAGCTTCCACAGCTCCGTATTCGCAGCGGTTGCCTGCCTTGGCCAGCCTGTGATGCGGATGTCATTCCGCAGCTCGTCCCACGGTTGTAACAGATCGATATCTCTCAAAATCTCTGCCTGGCTGAGATCTACTGCAGCAGAAGTGGCGCCATATCTCGCCTTATATGAAAACGTGCCATCCGCCGCCACATACGGGACACCCGCAAAGGCTTGCCCCAGGTCGCAGATTGCATCCCAAATAGACTGCTCCGGATCCCCCCACCAGTATGGAATCTCATCATCAGCATCCTCGATCACAGAGCTGCCCAGGTAAGTATCAATCCCCAGCTGAGACGTGCCCAGGATCCAACCGCTCGTATCCACAAACGGCCAGCCTGCCGCCGTTAGCAGTGACACGATCGCATCTGTGACTGCATAATCCGTTTCCAGATCCAGCTGTGGCACGTTCTGCGCCTTCAGCCAGTCAATGCCATCATAGCCCGTTATGCGCACCAGGGAGCGGTTTTCCTGCGGGCGGATATCCCGCACCCAGCCCGTGATCACGTTATACGTCACCCCATTATAGGTTGCTCGCAGTCTGATCAGCCTGTGCGGTTTGATGTAACCGTAGAGATCGCCGCCCGTATTGAATGGGTTATATCGCTGATCCCAGTTATCCAGCAGCAGCGAAAACGCTCCAGGATCGACCATCGCATACCCATCACCATCCAGGCCGGTCTCCCTGCCTCGTCGGATGCTGAGGTCGAGCATACGCGCTGACTCATCTGTATATGTTCCGTCAGCCTTCCAGTCGATCTCAATCTTCCAGGTGATAGTGTCAGCTGTCATCGCTGCCTCATCAACCGGCGCAGCATCGGCTTCAACCTTTGCTCGAGCTCAAACTCGTCGGCGAAGCTTATCCCGGGAGCGTAATTTAGTACCAGGTTGACCCCACCAGCCGGGCTGTTGGCTGATGCGTAGGCTGGCGCCAGTCGCTGAGTGGATTGCGCTGTCACGCCGATAATCGGCGGCATAACCTTACCTGCCGAGCGGTTAATCCCCTGGATACCGGCCTCAAGTCCCTGCCCAATGCCTCTAGCTAGCTGTAGCCCTACCTGATCCGCCATAACCTTCGACGGCGATTGGATCCCGAAAAATCCTTTGAACCCATCTAAGACGCCAGAACCGATGTCTTTGGCTGCCTGGATCAACCAATCCTTCATCGCCAAGAGACCATTCCCGATACCCGTGATAATGGATTTCCCAAGCTCAAGCCAGTCAATGTTCTTGATGACCTTGACCATGTTGTCAAAAATTTCTCTAAACGTTTCGCCAACTTTGCGCCAATCGCCCTCGAACATGGCCTTGATTAATTTAAATATTAGCTGGATGTGCATCCACAAGCCATCTACAATGTCACGGATCCCAAGGAAGTTACTATCCCAAGCTTTTTTAAGCGCCGCTAGTGCCACGCCGAGGGGATCTTTGAAAAAGCCAGCGACCTTCTCAATGGCGGGTGATATGTTTTCAGTAAGCCATGCAAATAATGTTTTTAGGACTGGCACCAGGTTCGTCCCAATCCAATTGGCTATGGTTTTTACTGCTGGGACAAGATCGTTAATAATAAATTTCGCTGTTTGTGCGATTGCCGGGATTACAACTGTCGACATGATCTCACCAACGTTCGCTAGCCAATCTTTAAATTCCTGTGAATTGACAAATGTTAAGATAGTTTCCCCAAACTCAGCCAGTTTATCTGCCGCAAATTTTACCCATTCCTGAAATTTGTCGCCCTGTACAAAACCTATGAGTGTCTCTGCCAATTTCGAAACGAGAGGCAAAACAACCTCGCCTACGCTCATCGACACTCGCTCCTTAAGTGTTTCCATTGTTGCTGACAACTGCTTGAATGGGTCTGTTGACTCACTCAAGTTTTTCGTGTTTTCGCCCAGCTTTTCTAGAACTTGATTCATTAAGGCGGTTTGCTTCTCAGTTTTTGTAAGTTCCTTCGCCGACTTCCCTAATGTCTCTGCATAATCTGCAGTGGCTTGATTCATATTGACCTGTATCCCCAGATTATCCAGGATCATAGGAGACATGCGTCCAACACCTTTGACAAGGCTGTCCATCATATAGCCCATATCCTGTCCAGTCGCGGCGGCCACCTTGCCCAGATATCCCATCGCATCAGGCAGCTGATTAGCAAATTCGTCTCCGACGAGTTGAGAGGCCAATGTATAGCTCTTCATCAACTCAGAATCCTTGATCATATAATTTGACTTCTTACGCAGCGCCTCGATCATCGCATCGGCGCTTGCTCCAGAAGCGTCTGCTATCGCGTCAAAGCCCTCTTTAATCGGAATGAGTGATGCGGCATCTTGTGAAAGTGCGATCACGCTGCTGCCTAACGCGGCAACGCTGCCCGCTGCGGCACCCATTGCCGTGGCGAGTTTCGCTCCCGTGGACTTCGATAACTCGCCCAGCGTACCAACAACGCCTTTTAGCTGCGGCGACGCTTTATCAATCGCCTCTATGATGATCTCGAGCTTTTCTTTAATCGTCAACGTTGACTCCGCTGCTTCATCTCGAATTTCCTCTGCTCGTCCCGTTCCGCCTGCGCTTTCTCAATCCGATATACAAGATAGCGCTCCCACCATCCTTGTGTCAACTCCCGCTCTAGTTCGCTCGCTCGTAACGGATCGCCGTTAGCCGCCTCCAGGATCAACACCCACCAGCCTGGATCCATTGTCACCATTGCCCCGCGAAAGTAAGCGCGTAAGCGGCCGCGGTCCTCCGAGCTTACGTAGGGTTTGTACCCTCCGCTGAATCCGCGACAACAGCCGTAAGTAGATCGTTGAATTGCGCCTGGGAAGCCATAAATAGTGCATCCCTGGCTTCTTCCTTGTCTGCTGGCTCGGTTACATAGTCGACCAAAAAATCTACTAGAGCGTCGATTGTCTCTGGCGTCGGGTTGTCAGAAAGCTGCTGCTGAAACGCAAGCGCTTTCTTCATGCGCAGCAGATAACCTGGAGCGTCGGGCGCGGGTGCCTTAAATTTTAGTAACATACGGCCTCCTATGGCAATGCAGACAATTCATTCACGACGACAACCTGACCAAACAGATCAGCTGTGGCGTTGTAACGCGCCCGCAGCGTCCCGGTCACGATGTCATTTCCATCCTGCGCTCCAATCACCTCGAAATCTTCCCATTTTCCGGCCAGATCGATCTGCAGCGTTTTGTACGTGTACGCGCCCGATGTGCCTAATGCGCTGCCCTGCACCAGTAGACGCATCAGCCGTGCGGTTTGTGCGATCCACGCATCTTTTTCGGCGACGGCTGTGGCATTATGCTCAAATGTCACTTTCAACAGCACTTCCGGGTCAACGCATTTTATAAATGTAAAATAAAGCTTGCCGTCTCCAGTAAATACCGGCGCCCATCCAGTTTTGATGCTCAGCTCAGCGCCTAACAATACCGAGCTCTTAACCGTAGTCCCGATGGTCCCATCAGCTGCATCAATATACAGCTTAGATTTCGAGAATAGGATCTCCTCAACCATTGGCAGATCCAGAGATGCGGTAAAGGTCGTTTTCGAAACCTGCCGTCCCAGCCAGTCAGCTGTCGCTTTCCAAGCTTCACCTGGAGCACCAGAGAGCACCATGTTTTCGACAAAACAATACTCTAGCTCCTCGGCCTGTTGATCATCTCCGCCCTCGATCGTGTAGGTTTTTAGCGTATTTTGAGCGGTGGTTGGCAGATCGTAGGTATATACATACCCGGATCCTGCCCCATCCTGAACGCCCGCGCTATTCTCCACCGCTGCATTGAGCAAATAGGGCAGCTGCTCAAAGGTCGCCTCACCCTCGCTGGTAAGCGCCGCCAGCAATTTTGGTACATAGGTCCGGTCCACCCCGGAGAGATACCCGACATGCTCGTCGACAAACATCGTCTCTCGCTGATCATCTGGCATGCCATTCATCCGCAAAATGCTCGTTGCAGCGACTGCCGTGCCCATCGTGTCTTCCGCTCCAATCTGGAGCTTTCGTAATTTCTCAATTCCCATCGTAACCTCCTATATAGAAACTTTTTGATTGCGAACCAAAAACTGACCTTCTTCTGCAGTTGCTACTGTGCCTGTTCCAACCCAGCGATAGGTCCATGTTCCAGATGCATCGATAGAAACATCCTTATAAAAGACTCCAGGAGCGCCTTTTAAAACTGTACCAGCTGCATAGGTATACTCGTGTATTGTCCCGTTTGGAGTTTTTACGCAGAGTGTAATCGTAGTTGGATCAGTCAATACATCGGCTGTTGAAAAAGTGCAGCTGACCCGAACCACATCACCAACATCGTAAACACTAATTGTCATAAACACTGCTCCTCTTCATTTTTTGCATTTCCGTGCAAAGCTGATGATACTAAACCTGATCCTAGCAACACGCTAGCTATTGCTGCAAAACTAACTTGATCATCTGTTATAGACGCACAACCAGGTCCATTATCAATCTGCAAGGTTACGCCTACATCAAAGCCAGTCAACGTATAAGATCCTTGGACAATAGTCAGCAATCGACTGACTAACAAAGCAGCTGACTGGCCAGTAGCATCGCAACTTCCATAAGTCGCCGCAATCAGAAAGAGCCTAGTTAACTCGGTAGATTCTCCAGTTAGGATATAACTACCATGAGCACCAGACAGTAAACGGCTGGTGAACAGAGCTGCTGCCTGAGCAGTCAGAGCATAGCTTCCCTGGACTGCAGTCAGTAATCGACTGGCTAACAATCCAGCTGCCTGGCCTGTAAGAGTATATGATCCATATCCAGAACTAAGCAGAAATTGCTTGAGCAGAGCTGCTGCCTTGCCCGTAAGGGTGTAGGATCCCAAAGCTGCCGTGATAGTGTAATCCGGCAGACCTACGCCCGAATAGTACAGAATGGCCTCGTAAGCGGTAAGGGTATAGGCTGAGTGGACGGCCTGGATTGCATAGGATCTAACCCATGCAACGTCCTGCCCTGTGAAGGTGAAGATTGCTGGATCGGGTTCGATAATCCTGCTAACCGTTAGGGATACCGCCTGCCCGTCTAGAACTGTTTCGCAATAACTGGCAACTAGGGACCGGGTGAATGTAAAGGCTGTTTCATTCCCCGTGACCGTGTAGGCTGCCGAGGCTGCCGAAACGATCCTGGTAAACGTAAGGGCTGCTGCCTGAGTGGTGATAGTATAGGATGCTGACGCGGCTGCCATGTACAGGCTGATATAAAATGCAGTGCTGTATCCTGTTATGGTGAAAGCTGTCTGGGCTGCGGTAAGGCGACTAGACTTGATTAACCCTGCTGGCTGAGCGGTGAGGGTGAAATACCCAGGTCCCGCCATAAGTGAAAATGACTGGAGGTAACTGAAGTTAACTGATTGCCCGGTGAGTGCAAAGGAACCTGTATCAGCTGTGATTGCCCTGGTACGAGCAAAGCTGACTGATTGGCCTGATAATGTATAAGCTGTCTGGGCTGCGGTGAGGGTGAGAAAACGAGAAAAGCTGACTGATTGCCCGGTGAAGGTGTAGGATGACTGGGAAGCTGTAAGCAGCCTGGAGCAAATCAAGCTGGCTGCTTGTCCAGTGAAGGTAAATGTCGCCTGGGTTATGCCGATACTTCGGCTTGCTATTAAATAAGCAGCATTGCGTATGAGAAGAAGAATTTTATATTCGGCGATCAGCTTATAAGATCTTGAAAAGCTGGCTGCCTGTCCAGTGAAGGTATAGGATCTTTGAGTTGCGGCGAGGGTGAAACGCCGGTATAAGTTGGCTGCCTGGCCTGTCAGGGCGATTGATCCCTGGGCTGCTGTTAGGGTGTAGGTCGGCCCGCCTGAGTTGGGCGCTTCTAGCTCGAACCATGATACATAGACTGTGTTTCGTTGAGTTTTCGTCTCATAAACACTGTCTACAAATAAACCGGAGATAGTTGACCAGTCCGAAACGCCTGACAGATCTGCATCTGTAACTGTTAACGTTGCGTATGAACTGCTAGTAATCAGCACATTGTTTTGGTATTTTGGAGTGCCATCTCCATCTGCGTAAATACGGATCGATATGAGACGTCTATCGAAGCCTGAAGATGTAGACAGAACCTTAAAGCGTGTCCGAATGATTACGGTAGTAGAACTGGGAGTTGAAAGCGGCGTTAGATAAAACGAAAACGTACTGCCAGTTTCGTTGGAATATATAAAATCCGCGTCACTGGCAGTTGTCTCGTCAATATCTGTGTAGCTGCCAGTCCATGCGCCCTGGTAGGCTACGCCAGTAGGTCTGGCAAACTGTGCCATGATTTACCCTGTTGTTGGTTAAACTAGCTGCAAAACGCCATTGGCTGCGTCGAAATCAATCAGGAGGCTTTCGCCCGTTAACAGGGTGATTGACGACGCATAATCGTACCATCCGATCAATGGATCTGCCGGGCTGGTAGGGGTATCATTGTAAAGCACAACGTACCGGAATGGCCCGACTGATCCGCCTGACGCGGTAAGGGTGAGGTCAGCCAATACCAATTTATACGTACCGCTGGTTTGTGTGCTTGATGTGATTGACGGTACCCTGGCAGAGCAGTAGGTGTAAGCGATCTGGGTAAGATCGGCCAGAACGCCGTTAGCTGCTGAAGGGGCGGTGTTTGTTAGGGCGATGGTAAGAGTATCGCTGCCTAAATTGTGTACCTTCTCAGCTAAATTCTCGACAAAAGCATTAAACTTATTAAAGGTTGCCATTCAGAATCTCCTTCATTTTTACAAATTTGTCCTTATTTTCACCCCAGCCACCGTAAACCTGTATCCGATCGTGTCCATGCCGCCCCAACCGAGCTGGGAAAATCGGTAGCGGATCGTCTGGAACGTATCGCAGCTCCCGCCCAGGGTCGGATCATCCATCAGCGCCGCCGGAATGCTGTCCACAAACCCGCTGACTCTCCGCAGATCGGTCGGCAAGTCCTTCCTGGCCACATGCACCTCCACCACCACGTTATGCAGCGCCTTCATCTCGCCCACCGCCCCGAACTCAATTTCGCCTTCGCCGGGATAGGCAACCACAAACGGGTACAGATTGATCTGCTCAGGCGCGTAGCTGGGTGCGCCCTTAATCCCTTTTATCTTTCTACAGGCGGCCTGCACGTTATCGATCACGTTTTGCAAACTCATACGATCCTCACATATGCCGATAACAATTGCTTAACATCCGGGTCCAACTCTGCGATCAAGCGCATCTGCCCCAGGTCGCCAGATCCAGCAACCCCAAACGGAGCGTCTTTCCTTTTGTACAGCCGCTCGCTTTGCAGCAAACACGCATCGCGCACATCCGCAGGCAAGCTCGTGATCGCACAATATCCAAACGAGCCGATGATCTTGACACCCTTCGCCACCCGCGGGAAGCCATGGTCGCCCTCCGGCGCAACTCTGATCAGCGTATAGGGTTGCCCATCCAGGATAGCGTTATACGGGTACAGGTCATAATCCGTGCTCGCCCAGGTGATATCATACGTCCGGTCGCCGTCCTCATCCGTTTGCAAACTGGTAACGCTCAGCAGGTCATCCACCTCCAGCAAGTTGCTGTATTGCGGCGTGTAATAGCGCGTCTCGTCCTCGGCGTAAAACCGCCTGCCGCAGAATTTATCAATCCACCTGGATGCGCCATCCAGGATCTGCTCAAGCGCCATTTCGTCCGCGCCAGCTGGCGTTACATCCTCACCCCACAGCCTGGATTGCAGCTCCGCTGCTGTCCCGTAGGTTTCTGTCATCCTACTAACCCTCCGCCTTTACCGCTTTCCGCTTTCTGGATGGCTTCGCCATCACTTTGACCGCAGGCTCGGAGATGCGCCGCACAAAACCAGCTCGCTCGTAATCCGACACCATGCCGTCGCCCATATTCACCGTGTCGCCAGATCGCAAAGCGCGGCCATCGCTGGCGTTAAAATCCTGTAATATCAATACTTTAACCATATCTTGGTACTCCTCTTCTGGGTCTGGCCACAGCCAGGCGCCCTTGTGGTAGTGCCCGCAGCGCACATCCATGCGGCACATCTGCCGCAGGCCCAGCCGCATGCAGTCCTGCGCAAACGGCATATCCGGGATGGGATTGCCGCTGTCCGCCGCCCTAAATGGGGCCAACTCCAACGCTTCTTTTCTGATCAGTGTACAGCCGAAACCTGCACCCGAGACCTGGATCACATCTTGCTTGTACGCCTCGTGTAGCTCTTCCGGGTAGTAGCTCAACGGCATATCGGGATAAGCGGCTTTAACTGCCCGGAATGCGCTTATCACCGGTTTATTGTTCCGAAACATGTACACCCCATAAACCACCGGCGCATCTACCTCATCCAGCTTATCGAGCGCATCCTCCGGTAACCACATGTCATGCTCAACGCAAAACAATGCGCGGTAACCGCGCTCATGTACCAACGTCTCTGCAGTCTGGTACTGGTGCAGCACATTGGCATACTCACCTACTGGGTACGGGTTATTTTTGCTGATTACCACATCTACATCCGTCCGCCGCTCTGCGATTGCCTGGATACACTCCCGCGTCTCTGGTCTGATATGCTCAACCCCGCCGATCTCATACGTCGGGCAAAACAGCAAAATCTTATCCTCGTGTGTAAACATGCCCCTCCATGCCCAAATTCAGAAATGGATTTAACGAATATATCCGGCAGCCATAATATTCTTGCAGCGCCGCACGCACCTGGATACTCTGTGGCTCGATCTTCGTCAACCAGTCCAAGTAAAACTCCTGCCCAGCGGGCGAAACAGGATAGCCTTGCAGATTGTGCTCGCCATCGATCAGGCCGCAGTCATGCCCAACCAGGATTATATTTTCTGCGCCCATATAGGCCGCCAGGTGCATCGCGCTGGTGATTGTCGACCAGCTCACGATCAGCTGATCTGTCCCGATCACCGACAGATCAACCTTATCCAGCTGGTTATCCACGTGCTCAAAGATGTAATAGGATCCTTCCAGCTCGTTACGGGCATACTCCAACACCCCGCAGTTATGCCTGCTCAGCACCAGCGGGATATCGCTCATATACGCCGCCTTCGAGCGCAAAGCCTCCTTGCGCACCAGGTAATCCACATTCGGAAAGCGCAGCCAAGCCTCATTGACGCCAATCGCAGCCTTGTTGTCGAAAAATTCCGGCTCGACAAACCCAGCAGAAGGCCCGCTAGCCACCACATAAACATCATGGCCGTCGTAGATATGCGCTAACTCCTGAATCGATTTCTCCATCAGTTCTCCAAGGGTCGCCTCCCCCACAGACGACCCATAAACAAACTATGCAGTCGGGTGAGTAGCGTACTGGAAGGCTTCCGCCTGCAGCACCTCTCCGCCCGCACGGAAATTGGCCAATAATCCGATCTGGCCATTACCGGCGTACAGCTCAGTTAAGCGACGCACTCGCAGGGAGCGATTGCGTACCCAGCCATATAGGGCGAAATTCCCGAACAGCATGGATTTTGCACCTTGTCCGATGGCTGCAGCATCCTCGGTCGGGAACACAGGGTAACCGATGCCCAGGTCGTCGCCGCCAGCCGTGATGATGCTGGGAGAGACCTGGAAGGTAAATCCGCTAGTCCCGTAAATGCCACGCAGGTAAGCGGCTGTCGTGCGATTCATCAGCATAACTGCGCCAGGTCGATAGGCCACTTTCAGTTTGCCCAACAATTCTGGAATTTCTGCAGCGCCGATGGCAGCAGCAGCGTCCAGGGTTAGCCCGGCTGTCCCGCCCACGAATATTCCCTGAGGAGCAGTCGTGCCGTTGCCCAATTGCAGGTAATAGTTCTCGGTGGCGGCCCAGGCGCGTCCCAGGGCGTCGCTCAGGAATTTCTCCAAGCCGGAGTTATAATCCTCCATCAATTCCTCGCTGATCTTGATCAGCTTCTTGAAATTGTAGATTTTCACATCGGCCTGACCAAAAGTAGGCTCGTTCTCGGCTGCGGTGATCGGACCTTCCTCAGCGACAATGGTAAATTTCGCCATAGCCGTACCCTCGGTAGGGATATTAAAAACATCCCGGTCGGTCATAAACGTGCTCACACCTAGCCGATCGATCAAGCCGGTTTCGCCGCGCTTTTGGATGATACGGCCCAGCTCATCAGCCGGTACCAGGTAACCGCCCTCATCGTCGGCGCCCTCTTGCAAAGCAGCCTTATAGCTGCCAAAATCGTGATACACATCGTGCTTTTTGATCTGACCTCTGCCGGTGCGGATCCAATTATAAAAATCCTGGATAGGATCAGGATCGCCCAGGTTAGCCGCCCGCATCTGGCCGGGAGCTACTGGTTTGCCTTTAGCAGAGGGAGCCTCGTTCCATAGCGCCTGAACCTGGCTGGCTACTGCATCCTTAATCGTTGGCGCCAACAGGTCAGCCAGCGCCTTATAATCCACAGGTTGGACCTGGGGATCTTCAGTTGGTTGGGTTATATTCTCGGGCATTGTAAAATCCTCCATAGATTGAATAGGTAAAATTGATTTAACTACCGGTAAACTCTGATCTGCAGCGACCTCTGCCTCACCGGCCTGCATCGCTGCCTCTGCCAGGCTCTTCCCGGCCTCGACAACAGCAAAATCATTTGCTGGTAATCGCCACTCATTCACATCAAACAACGCCAACTCTCCCACCGGCCAGACATCAATCAGGCCCGCCTCCCCCATGCGCACCAGGTGACCTACCGCCCCGCTGCTCGCTCGGATCCCTTCTATTGGTTTAGTCAGGATGCGCTGCGCCAGCTCTTCCTCGGCATCCAGGCGCACTTCGAACCAGTGCCCCCGCTCATCCGCCTCCGCTAGCACTGCCCGCCCGATCACTGCCGGGCTGGTTTGCCAGTCAAACGGATCATCCGGTCCAAACCCGTGATAGTACGTGACCGGCACGCTGTCACCGATCGACAGCCAGATATCCGTCTCCGGGTGAAACGCCTCCCCTTCGGAGTCTCGCCCCATCACAGGTCCCCCAAACGGCACACCCAGCACCCGATAAGTTGGGGCAGCATACTCATTAAAGCTTCTTAGGCGTTTAACTTGCTCTCTTACTGGGCTGCGCTTTTCGTCGTTTTTGACATTCAGCACCTTCACCCGGCTAACAATTTCAGAACCTATGTTCTCTTTTGGCATAATCGCTCCTATTTCTCCAGCGCTTTCCGCACTAAACCGATCACGATCTCTGATACCTTCTTACTTTCGGTTTCCGCAACTTCTTGAACAGTTTTCCAGCCGGTATCCGCATGATACTTGGATTGCTTTTCCTTATCCTGCACAAACGGCCCGTAACTCGTATCGTTGCCGACCACTGCCGTCATGCCTTTATCACGCATCTCCGTCGTCCAGGACTGGGTCAACCGCTGACTCAGCGGGCTGATACCTCTGCGCCAGGGCACATCAATCAGGCCCTCCCGCAGCGCCATCAAAAACCACTTTCGCTGTTTCATCGTCATCGGCATGCGGCCATGCCTGACGGGCGGCGCTTGGTCTATCTTGCCTTTGACATAGATTGCAGCCGCTTCAATCGATGCAGGGATCGCCGCGTTGACTTTGTTCAGCTTGCCCACAATCCGTTCGAGGCCTTCAATCTCAATGCTTTTACTCACAGCACCACCTCATGATTCGTCCAACACCGGCAGCGCGGATGAGCTGGTGGACCAGTTGCCGTCGTCCAGCCGTCGCCCTCTTTTTTCCCATGCAACGGGCCACAAATTGGGCATACCAGCCCGTCATTTTCCGTTTGCCAGATCTCCACAAATCTAATCCCATGTTTTTCTAGCTCGGTTACCGTCGCTCGCTCTCCCTCAACAGCTGCCCGAGTAACCTCGGTCGCGGCAATCGTCTCAGAGCGCACCGGCCCAAATATCCTCTCCAGCCTGCTGCGCAGCTCGCCCATCGTCAGCTGATCCTCAAAAAAGCTGCCAACAGACTCTTGCACCGCTCTCCGGCTAGTCTCCGTGATCTCTTTAATCAGATAACCGCCAAACTGACGTACCCAACGCGCCGCCGCCACATTGATCAGCGCCCAATCCACACCCACCGGTACGACTACCAGCAGCGCCTCGGCCTGGGATAAAAATATCTCTTCCAGAATCGGACGAATGGCTATCAACAAATCAGATCCAACTTCCTCCCAAAATTCTGGTGGAACTCGCAGCAAATCTGGCGGATCGCCGAGGTACTCAAGTAATTTAAGCAGAGTCCTCTGGTGGCTTCGGCTGATAGCCCGCGCCAGTTTACGCTCCCAATCGGGGCGGTTAGTCAGATCCATGCTCGCCTTCCAAATGGGAGACCACATCTGCAAATACCATTTTCACAGTTTCCGCAGAATCTACAGCTGCCAGGCTGCCCTCGATCGCTCCCGAAAGCCCAAACGGAATCACCTGGCTGTCAAAACTGCAGGCCGCCGGTCGACCTGCCTTCATCCGTTTGAGCGCCTTGCGTTCCCAGCGTCGCACCTCATCTATAATTTCATTATCCCCAACTGGCTGGGGTTCCTTCTTCGGTTTATCTCCTACGCGCCTCAGCTGCTCGTCGCTAATCTGATACCCCAGTACCTCCAGGGCAGTTTGCGTATCCAGTCCGGCTTGCACCAGGTTGAGCAATGCGCCAGATCGCTGCGCCTCGTCCACCTGGAAGATACCCATCTCTTCAAAGTCAAAATGTACTTTCAACCCCATCTGGTTTAGCAGCTGCGAATTCATTACATCTTCATAAATTCTGCCCCTGGGGCGCACGGAATCCTGCCAAAAACTGAGCCTGTGCTCCCCGGCCGTCGCGTAATTGGCTGCATCCTCCAGCATGGTCTGTGGAATCCCAAACGCCATCGCCACGTTATGCCGTGCCTGGTTGTTAAGCGCAGCCATCTCCAAATCTTTCGGCACTGGCGTCAAAATCTGCGGGGTGATTTTTCCACGCAGACCCAAAACTCGAAACGCATTGCCAATCCCCGACGCCATCCGCCGAAACCAGCTCTGCACCCGATCAACCTCCGCCTGGCTGGGTGTGATCTCAAACCCCAGCAGCGTGACCGGCATCGCCCCGTTGTCAAAATAGTGCGCCGCAAAGCGCGTCAGGTAACGCAGCAAGCGCGCATCCTCAAGCGCCACACCCACCGCCGAAATGCCCGGCGTGAAATCGTCTCGGATCCCAAACTCACGAAAATAAACGATCTGCTCTGCCGTCCAGGTTCCCCGATCCGTTAGCTCCCCCTGGGAGAACGTCGCCTTCCCATTTTGATACCCCACATCGACAGAGTACGGATTCAACCACTGCACATCCACCGTCCGCATTTTGTTGCTAACTTTTTCCCAGTACGCCCCGCCCGTCAGCAGCAACGCCGCCTCCGTCCGCCAGATCAACTCCGCCAGCGGAGTCGCAAACGGCCAGCTCATCTCTGCCCCGCTACGCAGGCTGTACAGGTGCATCGGCACAGACGAGATCGCATCGCAGCGCAGCTTGACAGCCCTGTAAATCAGGGGAACATAGGCGAACGCATCTGCTGTACTACTGATCCGGTCTAGTCCGGATGACCCGGACCCTTCCAACCATCCGGGTATATGGGTGATCGCTTTCACTCGCTCTTCCGTAACCCGCATATCACGCTCCAAATAAAACCACTGGCCCACCCTGGGCTAATTTATTGAACGCCGCACTAGCAGCATCCACCTGATCGTCATATAACGCTGGAAACGCTACATGCTCGGTAATAAAATCCTCGTTCCAGCCGCCCCGCACCAACCGCACCCCGCCGCCCTGGCACATCGACGACCACGGTCCTGCCCTAACCTCCTTATCGCCAGTCATCGTTTCGAAACTGGCGGTAAAACCCTCTTTAGCAAACATCCTATTTGTCGCCTCGGCGCTATCTACGCCAGACGAACCAGGATCCTGCTGGTGCCAAATGATTACCTCCGGACCCTCACGTAGCCGGTCGAACTTGGCTGTCTCCATCATAGACACATCACGCTCATACGGTCGCCACTGACCCCGCGCCACATGCTCGACGTAATAAATCCCATCGTAGGTCAGGGCCATTAATACGCCTGCGGTATAGTCACCCAGTCTTTTGCGGCTGCCTGCCTTATCCCATAAGCGGATGCGGGCCGCAATCTCATCCGGCTTCGGACCACGCTCCACAATCGGGAACCAGTCCCGCTGAAACAATCCCCCGCTGCGTAGATATGGCCGCTGCTGATACAGCGCCTCAAAATCGTAGATGCCAATATTTGCTCTGATTTTGTTCAGCGCTGCCCGGTTGTATTTTTCTGGCCAAAGCGCCTCGCCAGGCTGCCTACCCAGCGGATCGATCTGATCGACCCAGATACCATTCAGCAAACTATTCCGAAAATGCGCATCCCATTCGCCTTCGTACTCTGGCTCCTCCCAAATCGCAGGCAGACATAAAACCTCATACTGGTCAGCCATCGGATCAGACGCCATCGCCTTGAGCAACCTGCCCGCCCAATCATCGCCATGCCAACGTGTAAACATCCCGATTACTGCCGCCCCATCCTCCAAACGCGTATACGCCGAGCTGGTCCACCAGTCCCACACCGAGCTGCGGTGGGTCTCGCTTTCAGCCTCACCCCGGTTCTTAAATGGATCATCCACAATCAAAAGATGTGCACCCTTACCCGTGATACCTCCACCCACGCCTGTCGCCACCAAACCACCCCGGTGCGGAGTCGCCAGGTCCCAGGCCTGCACACTGCGGCTGTCGCTGCTCAGCTCCACCGGCGCATCCACCGTACCCAACGAACCAAACACAGCCCTAAACGCATGATTCAACAAAATCTCACGCGCCGCCCTGGAGTTCGCCACCGCCAGATCAGCCCCGTAGCTCGTCAAAATCACGCGCTTATCCGGGTTCTTACCTAAAAACCAGGCTGGGAAATGCCTGCTCACCAGCTCGCTCTTCCCCACTCGCGGATGCGTCTCGATCAACAGCCGCCCAATTCCCTGCTCCCCCCTCGTCTGCACATACAGCTCAACCTGCTGCAGCTTCTCGGCAATCAGCTGATGCACATGCGCCGGGCGATACCACGGCGAAACGAACTTCATAAACGGCATTAAACGCCGTCTCGCCAGCTCTCTACGCGCCAGCTCACGTTTCGCCTCATCCGGTCTCACACCAACCAGGTTCGCATCCATCAGCTCTCGTCTGTCTCCTGCACGTCCGGCTCTTCCTCCGGATCCCCATCATTCGTCAGCTCACCGGCCATCTCTGCCAGCTCATCATCGCTCAGCTCGGACAAATCGTTCGCCTTCCCGGAGCGGGCCACATCCAACTTCGAGCGCGGCACATGATCGCCCGTCATTTCCAAAAACAGCTTCCGATCGTTAAACGCCTTATAATCCGGGCTGCTCGCCATCGTCACCAACGCATCGAACACATCCCGGCGATGCTCAAACAGCGGCTTAGCCTGCATCATAGCCACCACCGCATCCAGGCTCGGATACTTCTGCCGCCAGGTGTAGATCACCCGTGGCCCCCGCAACCCCAAAACCTGAGTAGCAAAATCTGCCACCGTCTCCGGTTGACGTTTGACCTTCGGACTGGACGCCCAGGCGATATAAGCCGCCACCCGCCACGGCCAACCATGCTCCCGCAGCTGCAGGTAGTCCCTGTACCAGTCATCCCCTCCCTGACCCTCAAACTGATTCCTCGCTGTCTCACTGATCAGGCGCGCCTCATCTGGAGAGATCGCCCGTTCCAGGGCGTCATCCTCCAAATCATCCAGGTCAAGATCAAATTTCAGTTGCAGCTCATGCCATCGCTGCATCGCAACCTCACTTAAACAGCAGTACAACCTGCCCAGTCATCACTGACCAAACCAAACCAAGCGCACTCACACCCAAAACTCCACCGATCCAAACCACAGCTTTGTTAGTCGTGATCAGAGGCTGGATCATGTCCGATAATTTTTTAAATTCAGTTTCCAAAGTTTTAATCCGGTCGTTTTGATCTACCAGTTTTTGATGTGCATCATCAGCTCGATTCGCCACTTTAGCATGCTCCAGCAAATAGGATTTTTCGAAAGTCATAAACCTTTCCCCGATATCGTTTATCCCCGAATCAATTTTTGCGATATCACCCTGCAGGTTTGATAACCGCTCAACTAAGACGGCCGTGTTCGCATCATTGCGACTCGTTACAGCAGCCATATTACTTCCGCTCGGAATCAGCACGATGAGCTGCCTGCGTACCCAACCAGGCCACAATCGTGGTCAGCACAACCTGTGCATACTGTCGAATCGCCTCAAATACCTCAGGGTTATTCACCAACAATGTCGTACCGATACCCAGCAAAATCGCCATCAGCAAAATCAGCGCCGAGCGCCCCTTCGAGCCGATCTTCTGGAACCAGGCCAACTGCTCGAACGCCCAAGCCGTAAACCATGAAACCACCACCACCGACCCACCAGCCATTAACCAAGTAACCAAATTGTCCAAATTTCCTAAATCCATTGCAGCCTCCTTATAGTTTGACTTTTTGTCGCCTCAGCCGGGCCAGGAGGAGAAGGGAACCGAACCCGACCAAGGCGACCCGCACGCTACCGATAAACCAAATTTTTAATATCCTGTTAAAAAACAACCGGCAACCTTTCGGCTGCCGGTGCTCATCCCTGGCGTTGACCCAATCTAGCATCAGGTCTGCACCTAGAGCGCTCTCAGGTCAGGCCCAATCGGCGGATGGTTGGAAAACCATGGGGAGGGAACTGGACCGGACCCAAGAACGCTCTAACTATCCCCATTTTAGAACAAAGAATCTATTGTGTCAACACCTTTAGGGTTTCCTAAAGAATATTTTAATGTTAACTAATCTTACCCACGCCTCACCCACGGGGGTTTTCCTTCCCCGGCACCCACGTTCTCACCCTCCCGCAAATGCTACACCTCACCTCCATCACCAACCCATCCACCACCGCCATCACCTCCACCTCACCCTCCCCCGGATCAATCGCCTGCCGGTACAACAGCAGCTGCCGTACCCCTGACCCATTCCGCCGTACCTGACCCATCACATGACCGCCGCGGCATACCCACGGCTTAATCTCATCGCTCATCAAACCTCCTCAAACGTCACACCCACATCCGTCGTCAGCATCCACTTAACCCGCCGCACCTGGACCACGCCCCGCACCTCCCCATCCTGTCCCCTCAGCTCCACCTTCTCCGCCCCATTCACCCCATCCTTAACATACGCTACATTCGGCAGCATCCCAAAGCGCCGCTCATACAAACCAGCCGCCTCCTGCAGCGCTCCGCCATGATCCCCGCTATAAGTCGCACAAACCTGCATCATATTCATCTCTCGCCTCCGCCAATACACATGCAAATGCCAGTACCCCAAATCATCCTCATAACTCGCAAACTCCTCCAGCTTGCCGCCTTCCAGCTCCACCCGCGCCAACCCATCCTCCAGCGGAATCTTCCTCTGGTCCACCAGGTGCAGACGCCGCAAACCGGCCCGGCTCATATCATCACGGATCACCTCCATTCTCGCCTCCTCTCCAGCGCATCCCGCAGCACATCCACATCCACCTCCCACAGATCCCGCCAGCGTGGACGTCGCCGCGCCGTACAGCGCTTACTCACATGCACCACCCCGCAGCGCTCACACACCGGCGCCTCCCCCATCGCAGGCAGCCCTAACTGCAAGCGGATATGCACATCCTTCGGCTCATACCCCCGATTCGCAATCCGGTGCGCCATCCCCCCGCTGATCCCCAGCATCGACCCAACCGCCCGCCAGTTATGCAGCTGCTCATACAATCGCTGCACCTCCTGCCTAACACGCCCTATCGTCGCCAAAACGCACCTCCTCAGCCTGTTACATCACGTAACAACCCCAATTTAGAGCTCTCCCAACTGCGTAAATAGCCCCTCACCAGCAAAGCCCCGATTAACTCCAGCGCCTGCACCTCCCCAAACGGCGCCCGCACAAACTGGTTGCACACACTCGCCACCAGCGCCTCAAATTCATCCTGCCCCAGCTCGCTCATCTCCAGATAACACTGCAGCACCCGCTCAGCCATCTCATTCGTCAGCGGTCGCACAACTTGACGCAGCCTCAGCCGCACATTCCCAGCCGTTCGTACTTTTGATTTTGTTGTCATTGCTCATCCTCCAGGTGTACATTGGTTGCCCAGGTGTACATAGGTGTACATTGAGATTCGCGATGTACACCTATGTACACCTCCAAATCTATCCATGGCAAAATCAATTCGTTTTCTCTTATATATGTACATATATATTCATAAATACACCAAACTACACGCAATTTTGCAGTTTGAGGTGTACAAGTGTACATAGGTGTACATTGAATCGCCAAAACAGGCATATCCAATTTGTTTTGCTTAAAAATAGGGCCCTAAAAATACAAAACAAATTTAAAACACACAAAAACCCGTTTAAACGTACATTTGGTACACATGTACACCTCATAGCATCCTCAAATTCTCAACACCCTGGTTCCCCTGCTCAGGCTGCTCTTGAATCACCGGAATTTCCACCCCATACCGCTTCGCCAGCGCCTCCAGCTTCAACCGGTCAAACGCCACCGGGAACCCATTCCCCCGCCGCGCCCCCACGTGCAGCTGCAGTTCGTTTCGGATAATGCTCCCCACCCCCCTGGCGCTCAGCTCGTCCTTCTTCCTGCGCACGATCACCTTCTCCTCGCCATCCTCCTCATCATCTCCCACCGTCTTATTCATCTCATCCATGATTTCATTCGCAATCGTGCGCACATCCCCGATCAGCATATACTCATCCCCCTCCGTCCCCGTCCACAAAAAACGCTTCCTCAAATCTGGATAGGTATAGATTTTCCAAATCGCTTCCACCACCCGCGCCGCGATCGTCATCGACCGGCTCAATACGATCTCCATGTTATACGCCCGCAAGAACCGCACAATTTCTCCTTGCAGCTCCTCATCGTCCTTCGCCAGCGCCTTGAGCGGCATCGTCACCTGGTTCAAGCGGCTGCTGATATCCAGGTCCATCAGCTCCTCAGTCACCGGGATTTCCACCTCCCAGTGCGCAAACCGCCACCTCAGCAGCAAATTCCGGATCTTCTCCGCCTTCGCACGAAACTCATCATCGATATACAGCCGGATCCCTCTGGCTTTCAGCTCCACCGGCTCCCTGGGCATCAGCTTAATCGTCAGCGACCGGCTGCCAACCGCATCATCCTTAAAGTCCTTGCGCATCGCAATCAACTTCGGGCAGAAGGTCGAGAACGTCGCCGGTTCGAAAGTTTTCTTCCCATCCATATCGATCGCCTCTTCCAGTCGCCAGATCGGGTTTCCCTTCATCGCCCCCAGGTTCAGAAACTTAACCAGGTCGTTACTCATATCTCCCCCGTCGTGCAGGTCCGCCTCATCGATAAACACGGTCCCCCGGTACATCTCGGTCGCCCGGAAGAAGCTCGCTGCCGTGTTCGCCCCGCTCGCCATCATCGTCCGGTAACACAGATACCCGATCCGCCGCATCAGCTCGCTCTTGCCAGATCCCGCCTCTCCCATCGCCCGCAGATACGGCAGCGCATTAAACGCATCGTACACCCAGGTCATCAACACATAATACGAAATGATCTTTCCCAGGTACTTATTCTCCAGTAGATAGTGTTGATTGATAAACGTCTCGATGATCGCCACCAGCTCCCGCGTCGATTTCAGCTGCCCCAGGTCGCTCGCAAAAATCACCCCCCCATCCCGGACAAAACCGTTCACATCCCGCGGCACATACGTCACCCCCTCAATCTCCACCTGCTCGCCAATCCCCACCTTACCGTCCGCATCTCGCCAGGCCAGGCGTGCCCGCTCATCCCGCCCATCAAACACATACTCCACCAGCCAGCCGTTGTAAAACCCCCCTAGCGTGGTTACGCGGGCTTCCCTTTCTACATCCGCGGTCACCGCCGCCTTGGCCAGATCGTTAAACTCCCGCAAACCAACACCCAGCGCATTAGCCAACCGCCCCCGGTAATACGCCTTCTCCATCCGATCCATTCCCCCCACCAACCCAAACACCACATGGATCGCCTGGTCCCGATCTGCCCCCTCCCGCCCGCCAGCCCAACGCGCCGCCTCCTCCACCAGCGTTGGGCTGCTCGCTAACATCTGCCTTACTCGCTCGACCTGCACCTCCGCAGGCGCGCCTTCTCGCACCCACGCCTTAAGTAGGTCATTCGCATCCTTGACCAACAATGTCGTCTCATCCATGCTATCTCCAGTTAATTATCAATCTTGGTCAAATGCTTTCCCGTCACCCGGTAATCACTCCCACGCGACCGCAGCACTAGCCCCTCCGGAAAATTCTTCAATCGCAGCGTCTCCCGCATCTCTACTGCACTAAACCGCGCCCGCAGCGGATACTCCGGCCTGCCCAATTCATCCACCGGGCTTTGCACCACGATATAAGGTTTCCGCTCCCACTTCGCCCGCTGCCCGGCCTTACAATCTCACACACGCTTGCTTGTGGCCTATCTGATAAAAACGCCGTTTGGCAGTATTTACAAATCCGCTCATACATCGTTCACCCCTCCGGTCGCTTAAACTGCTCATCCAACGCCCCCACCGGCAGCACCAGGAACCCCGTCAACGTCACCCCGATCTGAGTCACATACGCCGCAAACACCTCCCCCCTGGCCAGTGCGCCAGCTGGCAGACTCTGCCAACCGTGCTCCTCCACCAGGTACCGCACCATCTCCCCCGCCGTCCTGTACGTCATCGCCATCCCCCGCCCGCCGGTCAGATAGCGCCATTGCCCTAGCGGATCCCCCACCGAGCAATTAATACACGCCCCGCCCCACAACCCGTCCACCGGCCATAGCGCAAACACCAACTTCCCATCCGTAATCAAATGCGTGCTAGGCGCGCCCTGCAGCGCCCGCTCCAGCCCGATCTGCGTCGCTCGCACCCCCAACTCCATCACCGTCCCATCCGCAAACGGCGCACTCGCACACCCCGCCAACGTCACCACCAACAAAATACTCAACACATGCTCAAACACTTTTCCGTTCATCATTTATCTCCTTTCAAATCTTACTCAAAATCAAAATTATCACTATCGTTGTTGTCGTAAACGCTCCCAATACCAGGAGTACGCCGCAAAATCCCCTGCCGGTCTCATGGATGGTCGACTGCAGGATTTCAGGCTGGTGATATTCATCCTCGCCACCAGCCCTGTCCCGCCTGGTCGTGTTGCTGGGCGGAGAAACGCCGCAAACGGCATCGTTCCAGGTAAGACCTTCCGCTGCAGGCTCCGGCTTGTTGTTACTGCGATGGTACTTGTCATACAATTTCTCTAAAGTGTCATTGGCAAACTTTTCCAGACGCAAAGAGGAATATTCGGTTGAGTCAAGCCAAGCTCCGTCAACGTTATGGTAAGTTTGATTACCGACGATCAAGGTTCCTTCCGTGCCTAGTTCTTTCATCTATCACTACACTCCTTTCACCGTGCTAACCCGTGCGGCCGCGTGCCCCCTGCACACCCTTACCGCCTATCCCCGGTGGGGTAGGGCGCAGCTTCACCTGACCACTCTGCACCGCTCCCCACAAATCCGACACACACGCATACCCAAACACAAACGTCCCCTCCCCCTCATTCACCTCCACCGCCCCCGCCTCCCGCAGCGGACCCAGCGCCCGCTGCCAGCGCTCACTACTCCACCCATTCATCTTCCGCCAGCTCGGCACCCGGTCACCCTCACCCCAGCCCTGTACCACCGCATCCATCAGCAGCCGCCTCGCCAGGCTCGTACTCCCATCCGGGTCACACTTCCTGATCGGACCCTCCAGCACACTCCCGCTCACCGTCACCGCTCGCACCTCCTCAAAACTACCCACCTTCCCATTCAACATCAACCCCCGCCGCTCCAAAATCTCCGGCCCATACTCCCCATTCCCCAAGTCCCTAAAAACCACCAACTTCCCCCCCGCCTGCATCACCGAACGCTTCCGATCCTCCCAAGCCGCCCAATACTGAAAAATGTTCCACAGCACCCACAACCCCAACCCGACACACCCCACCATCAAAACCACCACCGAACCGGTCAACCACCACCCCAAAATCGCCCGGCGCTTAGCATCCAACACCCGTGCCTCTGTTTCCAGCACCACCGCAGTTCCCGTTGCCTGCCACCTCTCCTGCTCCACCAAGGCCAAACTCTCCCGCGCCCCCAGCGTCGCCCTGGCCGCCAGAGTCGCCTCAGCTGCCAACACCCGCCCCGCCTCCATCGTCCCCTGGAAATCCATCGTTCCCTGCGTACCTGTCGCCGCCATCGCCCCGCGTGTCTGATCCACACGCAAAGCCTCAGCAGTACCGCCAGCCGCCAGCGTAGCCGCCTGCGCCTTCTCAACCACCGCCGCCTGAGTCGCCCCAATCGCCCCCTCTGCCCTGGCCCGCACAGCATAAGGGTCGCCCTCCACCCCCACGCACCCCGCCAGCAGCAGCGCAAACATCGCCAACAACACACCTCGTCTCATGCCAACTCCCGAAAAACAAAACTCACCTCGCCGCACGAGTAACAAATCACCGTCAAATACAAATTCTCCACCACATGCACACAATCACTCCCACACTTCGGGCATCTTTTCACCCGCTTTTCCTTCATTGCACACCTTCCAATTCCACCAGCCATTTACCATCGTGATAAACCGCCATCCACACCACAGGGTAACCACCGATACAGCCCCACAGGTTCCTGCCTTCCACCTCGAACCGCGTAAATTCCACCGCCTCACCCTCCGGGATAGCTCCATAAGTCGGCCAATTCGTCGACGGCCCGCCCCGCAACCTCAATCCATCCAAGGTTTTCCCCTTAGGCAACACCGTCACCGCCGGGATATGCCCGTAAAACTCCGGCTCTCCACCTGGGTCCGGACTAGGCGTCTCTCCCTCTCCCCCTGGGAGAGGGTCGGGGTGAGGGCTTAACATCGGCCACGGATCCACCGGCATCTTCTTAAACCTCACCTCAAAATGTAAATGCGGCCCCGAACTATTCCCCGTGCTCCCCGTCAACCCGATCACCTGCCCTGGCGATACCGTCTCACCAACCCTCACCCGCAGCTCAGACAGATGAGCATAGATCACCTCAATATCCCCGCTGGCCAACTTCACAAAGTTGCCATAACCCGCATCCCAGCCCGCCTTAATCACCTCAGCCATCAGCACCGCCAGCGCCTCCGTACCGGTCACCACCCCAAAATCAACTCCCCCGTAATACGCAATCACCCCCTTTGGGCAAGGCGGCTGCCAACACCATCCATTTGCCTTTGCCCGCGCTACATGCTCATCGTATGTCTGCGATACCCACACGTCCCGATTTCGAAACGGAAAACCTAAAACTTGTGCCATTCAAACCTCACATTCTCAAATACCGGATTCATCTCAACTTGTCCCTCGAATTCTTGATGCTCAAAAACAAAAACCAAACGTTCTTCTTCAATCCCAAACGCCTTCAGCTTGCTCCCCTCTGGCAGCCCCCGCTTAAGCAAAACCGCATCACCAGCCGCACACAAACCGCACTCCACAAAAAGCTTACTCAAAAACCGAACATCCACCCTGACCGTAATCTCGCCCATCAGCTTTTCGCAACCTTTACCTTGTCAATTTTTGGTTCAAATTCTAGAATCAAGTTATCCTCTTGACTGGTCCTGAAGGAGCAATGCAAGTACCCACCATATATCTGCCAATTGATCAACTTAGACCCTTCTGGGAGCCCATGCTCTAACCGAATGGCTTCTCCATCCCCATGTGCTCCGCCCTCGACAAACATACTCTCCAAAAAACTTTTCGCAACGATTACAATTCGCATTCCCATCATTTCCTCGCTTTCTCAAATCGTCTCAACAACTCTTCCAGGTCCCTGGCCAGCTCCGGCCTCTCCTCCTGGCACGCATCCACATACGCCCGGATCGCTACCCACGCAAACTTATCCGTATCAACCCGCAGCGTAAAATACACTGCCCGCGGATCGACCTCCCCCTCCGTCTTTTGCACCACGTACTTCCCATACAAACCTCGCAAATCCTTCTCGCTCATCCTCACCTCCTACTCCAACCTCGATACCCCTTTAACAACTCGCCCCGCCCCCCGATAAACTCCCCTCCCAGTCTCCACCATCGGCATAAACACCTGGTGCGCTTCGCTCACCGCCTCACCCAACCCAAACCACCAACCCTGATACAAACCACCCCAACACGTCTGCAGCACCAAACCACCATTTCCATACACCACCTCAAACACCTCATCCTGCGACCACACCACCCCTTGCTCATCGCTCACCGCCGTCCATGGCACACCAGGCTCCACCGCCTCATATATTCGTATCTCCCGCAGCACAAACTGCCTCACCTCACCGCCTTCAAGCCCAACCCGCACCATATCCCCCAGCGCCAGCCCATAAAACCTACCTCCGATTAGATAATCATGTGCCAGCAGACCGATACTCCCCCTCGCCCAGGCCGCCTCAAATAACGTCACAGCATCCCCCCGATCCGACACAAACCCATACTCCCTGCCCTGATCCACCACTACCAGCGCATCCGCTCCTGGCAGCCTCACCCAAACCGGCCTGTCCCCGGCTGCATCCGCCTCCATCACCCCCAGCATCGCCAAAACCATCACCAAAACCACCACCGTAACCAACCGCCGCAGCATCTGCGGATTACCCTGGTCACCCATCCTAGATAGTTGTTTCATATTCCCTCTCCTGCATCAAATCTCTCAGCTTTGCGATCTGCCCTTCCAGCTCACGCAAACCCGCCTTCTCCCTGGGCACACAAATTTCAACTAGATCACCCATCCCGCGCTCGACCGCTGCGCTCGCCAACGCCTGCCAATCTCGCCAGGCCTGTGCCTTCCAAATCCATTCATACTTGACTCTCTTAGCGCTCAACTCACACCTCCAAATCGCCTCACACGTTTATGCAACGCCATCTCACGTCTCAGATCAGCAATTGCCTGATCGATCACCCGCCAGTCAGCCCCCTCTGCCGGTCGGTACAGCTCCACCTCATAACGCATATCCATATTCAGCGCCTCCACCGCCGCCAGCAGCCAATCCGCCTCCGCTATCAGCCTCAGCTCGTCCTCGCTCACAAAAACGCTCATACCCGCCGCCTCACCGCATACCGGAAGGCTGCCAAACTCGTCACCGCCGCCACACCCGCCAACGAAAACGGTACCCATCCTCCCCCCTCAACAACCCACCGAATATTCATCGCCACAAGATACACCCCCACTAACCCCAAAAAGAAAACCATCACTCGATCACCCATGTTTGCATCCTCCTTACTCTGTCCTACCGCCGTTCACTGAGCACCATCAAAAAAAGTGCACCCCAACACAAACAACCCAGAACTATCGCAACCAACTTAACCGTCATCTCTATTTGCATAGCACCCTCCTGATATAATTCTTGCTCGTTACCACCTTATATCCATCCACAAACTCGATCAGCGCACTATTCATCCGTTTTGACCGCACCAACACCCGACAAGCCATCCCAAACCGATCACCCAACCTGGTCCTAACCCGCCATACATACGGATAATCACGCATCCAGCCACCCCCACCTCAACACCCGCGCCATCGGCCCCAGGATTTTCCCCAACGGCCACTCCCCATCTTTACCGACCAGCGCCTTCGTCCCCGCCTCATCCCCATCCAAGCCGATCCACAGCTTCTCATGCCGCTCTCGCAGCTCCTTCAACAGCGCCTCATGATCCTGCCAGCTCGTCCCCGCCAGTGCCACCGCCGCCAGCCTCCACTGACCAATCGTCACCGCATCCGCCTGCCCTTCCACCACGATGCACTCAGCCGCCCGTGGCGCATACGCCTGGTTGTAGAACACCTCCCGGCTACCTGCCAGCGCCACCGGCAAGTTATAGCTCTTCACCTCCCGGCCCTCCTTATTTACCTCCGCCCCCAGGATATTCCGACCCGAAAACGTCCGCACCCTGCCCATATACATATGCGGATAGACCAACCGCGTCCGCCCCATCAACCCCGGAACCAAACCCCACTCCACCCAGTTATCCTGCACCTCGACCGTCCACTTTTGCCCCCAAGCGCGCACATCCCCCCGATATCCCAACACAGCTACCGCATCCGGGCACTCAGGCTGAATCTCATACATCGCAAACTGCCCGCGCATATCCTTCAACTCAGCAGCAGTCCCCCGTCCGCTAAAACCCAACATACACTCCTCGATCGTCTCATCCGACCAACCCCGCCCCCGCGCATAAGCCAGCGCATCCGCATCACCCAACAACCATTTATGCAGCCGCTCCAGCGCCACCGAGAATGCCGTCTCCCGCAACCTCGTTGCCACCCGTTGCGCCTGGCTCTCCTGGCTCCAGCGAGGCTCCGCCAAACTCGCCCTCCTGCAAAGGTGCTCCACCGCCGTCTTAAAATCCCAATTATTCCGGCGCATCACCCACTCATAAACATCCCCATGCTCACTCTGGCTGTTCCAGGTATAAAGCTGCTTCTTCACATCCACCACCAGGCTGTCATGCTCCTGCGTCCGCAGATAACGCCCCTGTACCCGCTGCATCGGAAACATCTCCCCGATCACATCCTCAATCTTATTCGCCTCGCGGCACACCTCCACCACATCAACCCCGCTCATCCCTCACCATCCTTATCCTTGCAATTCCCACAGTAATCGCATGCAGCAACGACCCGCCGGAACGGCCACCCGCCAAAATATATCCATTCCACAGCGCCGCCCCAACACCAATGCTTTCTGATAAACTTAAATTTCCAAAGTCTTAGCATCAACCACATCCGTATCTCTTCAATGCAATTCATCTTCACACCTCCACCACATCAACCCCGCTCATTTTTATCCAACCCTTCGGAGCCTAACTTCCGATTCAATCGCATATACATGTCATACCAATGTTGTGCAACTCGACGAGCTGTGTTGTGCTCTTTAGCTAAACTCTCAACTGTTTTGCGCAGACTATCTCGCTCATTGCTTGCAGCGATGAGCTGCGCTTTAGTTGCGCGTGCCATCTTGAGATTGGCTTCCCGTAGGTGTTCATCTTTGTCCAGTTGATGGATCAGGGCATCACGTTCCTTTATCAACTCTTCTACTTGCCCATATAGACCATCGCGTATAGCAGAGCAAATATTGTTAGCCCTTGTCAGCCTTTCGATCTCGGACCTCAGCTGATCTCGTTCAGTCCGACAGGCTTGTAATTCATTTTCAGCTATCTTCCATTCGAGATGTCTAAAGCGAAGCTCATTATTTAACTCATCCGGCGTAATTTCTTCATTCATTTCAATCTCTCTCCAAGCGACTACATTCTGAGTACAAAAAACGACGTTATCAGAATCCCACCCCCAGTCATGCTCATTGAAATACCTGGCCACAGCACGATTCATATCGCCATCCACGGCCAGAACCTCCCTCGAAGTGTCAGGCAGCCTATCCATTACAAAAATCCAATCGTTCGTCATGATCCATGCTCCTCATACATCGGCAGATCGCTGCCCAGCTCATCAGCCAGTCTTACCAACTTCTCCTTTGGCGCATAACAAAACCTCGCTCCGCATGTGCAGGACATCGATGTACTCCCCTGGAAATCAAACCTATCCACCTGCAAAACCAGCCCGCAATTTGGACAATATTTCGGAGAAAAACTGATCAAATAAACCATCATTCACCCCCCTCAGTCTCTACGACCAGATTGCAATTGCATCGATGGGTATCTGGCTCATACTCAAATGACTCACACAAGCACAAACTGCAATCCATCCCACCTAAATGGTCCCGCAAAAAACGCCCGCAATTACGGCACCGGCTTAGCCCCGGATCCTCCTCAACCAAACCCCCCGCACCCCCCACCATTTCGCCGGCAGCAGTGGCGGCGCTCCCGCACAAGTTCACTTCCAAAGTAACTGGCCACTTCCCGTAAAACTTTGCGCTCTTTAATCCCTCTTGCAGCGCCTCCCAAACCGCTTCAGCATCATGGTTGTAAAACTCTTCTTTATAGTCATCTACATAATCGATCCGCACTTCAACGCACCCATCGTCTACCCTCCGACCTACATTAACCACGTTTTCCAAATTGATCATGTTCTCGCGCTTCTCCATCTTGATCAGCAATATTCCATTCATCTCATCACCCTTTCTATAAACTAGACAGCAATTTTCTAGGCGCTAACACACACGCCCCCCAAAAAATTTCAGTTCCCCCGGGCGCCGCACCGGTTATGCGACGAAACACAACCCGCTTACCAGCCCCGATCAACCCCGAACCAACCACCTGCCCGCCAACTTTCGACGCATAATTTGCAGTTATGCGACACGCCCCAACCCTTTTCCACACACCACCAAACCGCCCGCCCCCCCGCCGTGTATATGTGAACTTTGCGATTCTTACTACTACTGCTTTAACTATTCGCTGGGCGGCTGCCATCGGATACATTGCTGCTCTCTCCAATACTCACTAATCTCCGCTCGGATCATAGATACCGATGCGCTCATCTGCTCTAATCTCTCCACTGCAGGTGACAGAACATCACCCACCAGTGGAGACCTGCGCATGGCCTGACGCGTACGGATAGCACACTCATCCACCATGCTGTCCAGGCTAACCAGCTCCGCCTGGCACGTCTCAATGCGATCACGCTTTGCCGCCGCGGTACGTATCAGAGCCATCATGCACTCTCTCAATCTCGTTTAGCTCAAACGATAGGATCACCCTGGACACAACCCAATCGAACGCATAAGCCAGGGCAACAGCGAACCCGCTGCTCAGCACTACCGCCCACAATGCGACCAAGTGCAACCACTGGCCAACCTGCGGAGAAACCACCCAGCGGTAATACAGATATGTAATGGGCGCCAAGATGCCCAGCAAACCCATCACATACGCAGCCAACCTGGGCAGCTTGCGCCGCAACACAAACTGCCAGGGGAACCAATGCTCCACCCACATAACCAGAACCGAGAAAACACACGCTAGAATTATTTGATCAGTCATCGCATTCTCCTGACTACAATCTAGCAACCGCCTGCTCATAATCCCACCACCCAGGCTGCACATAGCGCGCGGTGGTCTCCAGCCTGGAATGACCCAGCAGCTTACTCACTACTGTTAGCGGCGTCTGCTCATCCAGCAGCCGCTTTGCGAAAGTGTGCCGCAAACTATGCGGCGTACATTCGACACCT